TCCTGACGAAGTAAAATATGATGCCAGTGACTATGATTCATTTAATGGAGCTTAAAAAATGAAAAAAATGCGTGAATTTCTGTTCTGGAACGAATCAGGACAAGAAGAAAAAACAGAACAGATGAGTTTAACAAAGGCTGTTAAGTCAATTCAAACAAAATTTAAAGATAAAATTGTTGGAGTTGAATATATTAGTAAAAAAGGTCAAAAAATCTCTGAAGGTATAGAATTACCTTGGGGTAGAAAAAAGAAATTGAGTAGATAATGGCAAAATTAGCAAAAGAATATGTTAGACACGAAAGAATACCTAAAAAAACATCACAAGGTAATCGAAAAAATGTTAAAAAAAGTTCAATGAACAAATCTAAAAAAAGATCATTTAAACCTTATAGAGGACAAGGGAAAATATGTTAACAGGTGAGTTTGTCATAAAAAAAAATGGCAAGTTAGAAAAGTATGACAGATTTGATGATATACCAAATAGTTTTGAACACGTAATATCATTTAAACCTGACTATCCACCTGAACCACATACAGAAGAACAACACGATCAAATGTCAAAGTTTGATGATTACTTAAAGGAGTTAATGTCACGTGCCAGCGGTAACTAGAATAGGTGATGCAGATGTGGCTCATTGTTCAGGAATGACAAGAGCTCAAGGGTCTCCTAATGTAAGAGTAAATAGTATAGGGATTTCTCGTCAAGGAGATAACAACACAGGTCATTTATTACCGCCAGCACCTTGTCCATCTCACACGGCACCCATCGCAACAGGATCAACTACCGTTTTTATTAATGGAAAGGGTTGTGGTCGTGTAGGAGATGCTATATCTGGTTGTACAAGTGTAGCCGCAGGTTCTCCAAATGTATTTGCGGGTTAATGTATAAATATTGTTATGCCTAGTTATAGTGTAGAAAACGTATCTAATAATTCTAAAAGATCAAATAGAATCTATAAAGATTTAGATTTAGACTTTGGTCGAAACACTGTAACAAATGATGTAAACAAATTGACTGACGTTGAGGCAGTTAAAAGAAGTGTTAGAAATTTAATTCAAACTAATCACTTTGAAAGACCGTTCCATCCAGAGATTGGTGGTAATGTAAGAGCGTTACTATTTGAACCAGTTACACCATTGACTGCTCTTAACTTACAAAGAAAGATAGAAGAAGTTTTAAATAACTTTGAACCAAGAATTAAACTAGTACAGATTTTAGCAAGACCAGATATTGATGGAAATAGATATGCAGTTTCAATTAGTTTTTATGTAATTGGTGTTTCAAATCCAATTACAGTAGAAACATTTTTAGAAAGATTAAGATAAGATGGCAAGTAATAAATTAGAAGTTTCAGAATTAGATTTTGATAATATAAAAAGTAATCTAAAAACATTTTTACAAAATCAATCAGAGTTCCAAGATTATGATTTTGAAGGTTCTGGTTTTGCTGTTCTTTTAGATGTTCTTGCTTACAATACACACTACCTAGGTTTCAATGCCAATATGTTGGCAAACGAAATGTACCTTGATAGTGCTGACATTAGAAAAAATATTGTATCATTAGCAAAGATGTTAGGTTACACACCAACATCACCTAAAGCACCGACAGCATCAATTGACATTTTAGTAAACAATGCAAGTGGTACTTCTATCACTATGGCGAAAGGTACAACTTTTACAACTTCTGTTGATGGAACATCTTATCAGTTTGTTACAAATGCTGCTCACACAATTACACCAAGTTCAGGTGTTTACAGATTTTCTAGCATACCAGTTTACGAAGGTACTTTAGTTACATTTAAATATACAGTAGATAGTTCTGATCCAGACCAAAGATTTATTATTCCAAGTGTAAATGCTGACACATCAACATTAAGAGTTCAAGTACAAAATTCAGTTTCTGATACAACAGTAGCGACTTGGACAAAGGCATCTGGTTTCACTTCTTTGAATGATACATCAAAAGTTTATTTCTTACAAGAAGGTGAAGATGGAAAGTTTGAAGTTTATTTTGGAGATGGTATAGTTGGTCAGTCTTTATCAGATGGTAACATTGTTATATTAGAATATATTGTTACAAACAAAGCTGAAGCAAATAGTGCTTCTACATTTACATTATCAGGAAGTGTAGGTGGTTTTACAGATGTTACAATAACAACAGTTTCAAGTGCTCAAGGTGGCGCAGAACCACAAACAAAAGAGTCAATTAGATTTAATGCACCGTTACAATATGCAAGACAAGATAGAGCAGTTACAACAAGTGATTACGAAACACTTGTACAAGAATTATATCCAAACGCACAATCAGTTTCAGCATGGGGTGGAGAAGATGATGAAACGCCAGTTTATGGTGTAGTGAAGATTGCGATTAAAGCAGCATCAGGTTCTACATTGACAGATACTACAAAAGAAAGTATTAAAACACAATTACAAAAATACAATGTTGCTTCTGTAAGACCGGAAATTGTTGATCCAGAATCCACATCAATTTTGTTAACTTCAAACATAAAATATGATGAAAGAGCAACCACAAAAACTGCTGATACATTAAAGTCAGATGTTTTAACTACAATTACAAATTATAACACTAATACACTTCAAAAATTTGATGGAGTGTTTAGACATTCAAAAGTTACAGGCTTAATAGATGACACAGATACAAGTATCTTATCAAATGTTACAACATTAAAAGTTAGAAAAACATTTACTCCAACTTTAAACTCATCAACAAGATATGACATTTATTTTAGAAATGGAATATTTAATCCTCACCCAGGTCACAAATCAGGTACAGGAGGAGTTATAACTACATCAGGTTTTAAAGTAACAAATGATAATAATGTTTATTACCTTGATGATGATGGTAACGGAAATATAAGAAGATACTATTTTGTAGGTTCAGTAAGAACATATGTAAACAATACTCAAGGAACTGTAAATTATGCTACAGGTCAAATCACAATTAACTCTTTAACAGTTGCGTCAGTAGAAAACATACGAGGTGCTTCTTCAACTATAATTGAAGTGACTATTGAACCAGCGTCTTACGACATTGTTCCTGTTAGAGATCAAATTTTAGAAATAGATACAGCAAATTCAACAATCACAGTAGAGGCAGATACCTTTGTTGGAGGATCTGCTGATGCTGGTATAGGTTACTCCGTAACAAATAACTACTAATGGCAAAGTTCACCGATAAAATATCAAACCTGATTAATCAACAGGTTCCAGAGTTTGTATTAGAACAACACCCTAAATTTTTAGAGTTTATCAAAACGTATTATACATTTATGGAGTCAGCCGAGTTAGGTGTAACGTCAGTTCAAACTACAGATGGTATTCAATTAGAAACAGAAACAGCACAAGAAAATGAATTAATTTTAGATGGTTCTCGTATTGATACAGATAGAACACAATTAGATGCTGGTGATAAAATACTTTTAGAAAGTTCTGCTTTCGGAAAGTTTACAAGAGGTGAAACAATCACAGGTTCTACTTCTAACGCAACTGCAACTATACTTGCTGAAGATTTAGATAATAATAAACTTTACATATCAGCACAAGATAAGTTTATAGATGGCGAAACAATATTAGGTGCTTCTTCAAACGCATCTGCAATCATCAATAACTATAAACCAAATCCAGTTCAAAACATACAAGACTTATTAAACTTTAGAGATCCAGATAAAGTAATCTCAAATTTTTTAACAAAGTTTAGAAATGAGTTCTTAAATACATTACCTGAAAGTTTAAATAATGATGTTGATAAAAGAAAGTTAATTAAAAATATAAAATCTCTATATCAAGCAAAAGGTACCAATAGAGGACATCAATTATTTTTTAGATTACTATTTGGTATAGAATCTGAAATATTTTATCCTAGAGAACAAATGTTAAGAGTATCTGATGGTAAATGGGATACTAAAAAGATTTTAAGAGCTACAGGGATAATTGGAAATACTAGTAATTTAATTGGTCGTACTATTCAAGGCGAAACATCTGATGCAACTGCAATTGTAGAAAACGTGTTTAAGTTTCAAATTGGTGCAAATGAAGTTACTGAGTTCATTTTAAATGATGAAACTATTACAGGTACTTTTCAAACAAGTGAAGTAATTAGAGGAACTGCTACAGATGATGATGACATTTTTATAAAAGCAGCAGTAACAGCATTACCATCGGTTATAACAATTTCAAATGGAGGATCATTATACAATACAGGAGATACAGTTGTTATAACAGGCGGTGGTCAAGGTGCAATCGTACAAGTAAATGATGTTGGTAGAGGTGGTATCACAGAAATTATTTTAAATGATGGAGGATCAGGTTATGAAATTGGCGATGATATTAATTTTACAAATACAGGAACTGGTGGTGGATCTGCCACAGCCAAAGTATCAGTCGTAAATGGTGGGTTTACACAAGAAACTTCTACATCAACAACAGACGATCATATTGTATTAGAAGATGAAACAACAAGAAGTGATCCATACACAGGAAATAAAATAGTACAAGAAAGTGGTTCAGGCGATATTACAGATGTAAGAATTATATCAAATGGAAATAATTATTTGTCATTGCCAAATATTACAGTTGATGATACCACTGGTTCAAGTGCAGATGTTTTTGCATATGGTTCAGAAATAGGGAAAGTTTTAAGTTTAAGAATTATTGAATACGGTGCTGGTTATGAAGCATCTCCAACGCCACCGACATTAACTTTACCAAGTTACTTAATACTTTCAAATTTAACAGGTTCATTTGTGGTTGGTGAAACTGTTACAGGTATAGATATAACTTCAACAGCAGTTACAGCAACTGTAATTTCGTATGACTCTGGTACAGGTGTATTAAAAGTTTCAAACCCGTCAGGCACCTTTGCTGAAAATAGTTCTTTAACATCAGATGGTGGATCTACAGCCACCGTTAAGAAAAATAATTTGGCAACAGCAAGTATTACAATTGATAATGTTATTGATACAGACGGAACATACATTAACCAAGATGGTCATGTATCTGAATTGTTTATGAGAATACAAGATAGTTTATATTACCAAGACTTTTCTTATGTTATAAAAGTTGGTCGTATAATTAATGATTGGAGAGATAGTTTTAAAAAGACAGTTCATTCAGCTGGTTTTTATTTTACAGGACAAGTTTCTATTGAATCACAAGTAAGTGCTCAAATACAAAGTATAACAGGTATTAATTCAGGAATTGATTTTGAACAAGTTGCAATTACTGTAAGAACATTATTCTCTACAATATTTGGTAGAAGATTGGGAACTGAAGATGACCAAACAACTTTAAGATCAAATGCAGAACTAGGTATTAATCCTAACGAGGGTGATGGTCCAACACCTACAACTTATTTACCATCATCAACAAGAGATTTAACTCTAATCCATAAAATGACCATTAAACTTCCAATATTAGAAATACCTATTGAGTTGAGAGGTACTGAATATAATTTTGGTTACGCTTATTGTGGACCACGTATGAAAAGTTTAGATATATATAATAATCTATTTTCAACTAGTAATGTATATGGAGGTGCTCATCCAAATGCTCAAACATCTCCTGCAGGGGCAGATAGTACGCAAACTTTTTATATTACACCAATGACAATGGTTAATTGGGCAGATCATAGAATTATTGGTTTAAATAATAATTTAAACGGAACAGGAGTACAAATTAGAGATTATAATGTAAATAATTTAAAAACTTACATTGCTCACCCTACAGAAATAGCGGTAAGTTATTAAAAAAGATGTATAAATATAATTAAGTTTAAGGGGAAATTATGCCAGCGATTATAACAAATAAATTTCGTATTCACAACGCAGAACAGTTTAGTGAATCATTTTCAGAGGCGGCACCAAATGTCTATTATATGGGTATTGGTAGACCTCAAGCTTTTGGTACACTAACCAGAGGCGATAGTAGAACAACTAACGAGGGAACAGATGCTTCTCCTCTTACAC